ACCAGTTGCAGTACAACAACATTGCGGTCAAGACGGTCACTAGCACCTATCCGCAGGTGATGTTTGTCAACAACACGTTCCCCGACATTTCCATGTCGGTCTACCCGGTGCCGAGTCGCGTGTTGGAGTTCCACTTCATTTCGGTGCAGCGGCTGCTAGACCCCGCGACGCTAGAGACTGAGATCCTCATGCCGCCCGGCTACCTGCGGGCGTTCCGCTACAACTTGGCGCTGGAATTGGCGCCGGAGTTTGGCGTAGAGCCTGCCGCAGACGTGCGTCGCGTGGCGATGTACAGCAAGCGCAACCTCAAGCGCATCAACAACCCGCACGATGTGATGGCGATGCCGTACAGCCTGATGGCGCGGCGCAATCGGTACAACATTTACGCCGGTAACTACTAATGAAGTCGCCGATCCTCGGGTCGAGTTACGTTGCTCGCAGCGTAAACGCGGCCGACAATCGGTTGGTCAACTTGTACCCCGAGGTCATACCGGAGGGCGGCAAGGAGCCTGCGTACCTGCAACGCTGCCCCGGCTTGCGTCAGTACATGGAAGTCGGCACCGGGCCGATCCGTGGGCTGTATCCTTTGGGAGACAACCTGTACGTCGCCTCGGGCAGTGAGTTCTACAAAGTAGACAGTAACTTAAATGTTACCAAGCTCGGCGACATCGACGGCTCTGGCCCTGTGTCAATGGCCGACAACGGCATCCAAATCTTTGTGGCGTGTAACCCCACAAGCTACATCTACAACGCCAGCACCAATGTGTTCGCGCAGATTACTGACCCGGACTTTCCGGGCGCTGTAACGGTTGGCTATCTGGATGGTTACTTTGTCTTTAACGAGCCAAACAGCCAGCGTGTGTGGGTAACGGCGCTGCTGAACGGCCTCTCGGTTGATCCGCTAGACTTTGCCAGCGCTGAAGGCTCGCCCGATGGCTTGGTGTCGTTGATCGTGGATCACCGTGAAGCGTGGCTCTTTGGCACCAACTCGGTTGAAGTTTGGTACAACTCCGGCAACCCGGACTTTCCGCTAGAGCGTATCCAAGGCGCCTACAACGAGATCGGCTGCATCGCACCGTACTCGGTTGCCAAGCTCGACAACAGCGTGTTCTGGCTCGGCGCGGACGCTCGCGGTCAAGGCGTCGTCTACCGCGCTCAAGGCTACCAAGGCGTACGCGTGTCAACTCATGCGGTGGAGTTTGCTATCCAAGGCTACGCGGATATGTCCGATGCGCTTGCCTACACGTACCAGCAGGACGGTCATGCGTTTTACGTGCTGATCTTCCCAAGCGCTGAGACGACGTGGGTGTACGACGCTGCAACAGGCGCATGGCACGAGCGTGCGGGCTTTGACAAAGGCAAGTTCCGCCGGCATCGCTCTAACTGCCACGCTCGCTTCAAAGGCCAGCCGACCGTTGGCGATTACCAGAACGGTAAGCTCTATCAGTTTGATCTGCGCTACTTCCGCGACGACGAGCGCGAGCAGCGTTGGATGCGCCGTTGGCGTGCGCTGCCGACCGGCGCCAATAATTTGACGCGCACCATCCACCACCAGTTGCAGTTAGACTGCCAGACGGGTGTCGGCGGGCTGTACGACGATCCGGCCTACATGGCTCAACAAGAGCCCGGTCTTGTGCTTCAGCAGGACGCAGGGCGCATTGAGATTGAAGGACTGCCGGCTAACAGCGTCGTCAACCCGCAGGTCATGCTGCGCTGGTCGGACGACGGCGGTCACACTTGGAGCCACGAGCGTTGGGAGTCACTCGGCCCTATCGGCGCGACACAGACTCGCGTCATCTGGCGTCGGCTTGGCGCTACGCTCAAGTCGCGTGACCGCGTGTATGAGATTACGGCCGCTGATCCTATGGTGACGGCAATTATGGGCGCAGAGTTAAGGATCTCTGGCACCAGTGCCTAACATCACTAACATCCCAGCGCCTCGCGTTCCGTTTATTGACGAGCGGACGGGCCTCATTTCGCGTGAATGGTTCCGCTTTCTCAACAACCAGTTCACGCTGACAGGTTCAGGCACGACTGCCGTATCGCTGGCTGACCTAGAACTGACAACAACGGATGGCGTAGTTGACGCCGAACTGGCGCGGTTTCAATCGGAAATTAAAGGCCTACAACTGGCACCCCGATCCCCGGAACCAACGCCGGTCAACTACGGGTCGTTCTACAGCACGGCAACGCAAACGGCCGCAGCGCCGAATACGGCCAAAGCCATTACGTACAACAATACGGCAAACGGCTATGGCATTTACGTTGACCCGGCGAATACGAGTTACATTAAAGTCACTCGCCCGGCCATTTACAACATTCAGTTTTCTATCCAGTTGGATAAAACGTCAGGCGGCACGGCTAACTTTTGGATTTGGCCGGCAATCAATGGCGTGGCTGTGCCCGATTCGGGATCGCAAGTCCAAGTCCAAGGCAACAACGCCGAAATTTTCTCGGCTGCAAACTTTTTCTTGCCGATGTCCAACGGCGACTACTTTGAGTTATATTTTGCCGTTAGTGACATTAGCGTTGAGCTTGCCGCGTTCCCTGCGTCCGCGCCGGTTCCGGGCATACCCTCAATCATATTGACCGTTATGCAGGTGTACATATGAGCGTGTTTCTCTCTCCCTTTGCCGGCGTCGGGGCGCAGTTCTTCGACAACAACGGCAACATCCTCTCGGGCGGTAAGCTCTGGACGTACACGGCGGGCACGACCACGCCGCAGGCGACCTACACGGATGCCTCTGGCGGCACGCCAAACACGAACCCGATTGTGCTCAACGCCGCAGGGCGGACAGCGCAGGCGATCTGGCTGACAAAGGGCGTCTCATATAAGTTCGTCCTGATGACTTCAACCAATGTCGTGATCGGCACGTACGACGACGTGTCGGGCGTCAACGACTTCAGCATTGAAGGCATTGCATGGACGGACGTGACCGGCACCCCGACAACGCTCTCGGGCTACGGCATCACGGACGCCTACACCAAGACCGCATCGGACGCCAAGTACGCGCCGATTGCGAGCCCGACCTTCACCGGCACGGCTCTAATCCCTGACAACGCACCGTCTAGCACCAACTATCCGGTTGGCTATCGTGACGCGCCGCAGAACAGCAAGACGACCAACTACACGTTGATCGCCTCGGATGCCGGCAAGTCCGTCGTTATGAACGGCTCCAGCGTGACGCTGACCGTGCCGGCTAACGCTGACGTGGCGTACGCTGTCGGTACGGTCATTATTGTGATCAACCTCAACTCGTCGGCGCTTTCGATTGCGATCACCTCCGACACGATGACGCTCGTCAACAGCACGACGACCGGCACGCGGACGCTTGCCCAGAACGGCGTGGCGACGCTGATCAAGGTCGGTGCGACCTCTTGGTTCATCAGCGGAGCGGGCTTGTCCTAATGGGCGGCGCAACCCTAGCAGCTTTCATCAACGGCACGACCGGCGGCGCTGGTGCGGGTGTCTATGACGCTACGTCTCCTGGCACGGGCTTCGTGACCATTCCGTCAGGTGCTACGGGCGTGACGATTGAGGTTTGGGGTGCAGGTGGTGGCGGTGGCTACGGTTACGTTGGCTTCATCGCGCCGGGCGAACCCGAGATCTTTGCCGGTGGCGGTGGTGGCGGTGGCGGCTACAGCAAAACGGTACTGTCACTTTCCGGCGATGCCGGCAAGACTATCAACTATACGGTCGGCTCCGGTGGCGCTGGCGCAACAAGTTCCACGCTGGACGGCAGCTACGGCACGTTCTCTAACGTCTACAGCGGTACGTACACAATCACGACAATGACCGCCAATCCTGGCGGCGGCGGTACGTACGGCTCCTACCCCGTTCAAGGGCCGGGCGGTACGGCCTCTGGCGGCAACACGACCAACACGACCGGCAACGGCGGAGACGCGTACAATCCGACAGGTGCGGCTGGCGTGCCGGGCGATGACTCGCTGACGGCGGGTGCTGGCGGTGACGGTGGAATCTTCTTCGACGGCGATGCGGGCCAAGCTGGTCGCGTGCGCATGGTCTTTACATTCTAAGGTGACGCATGGCAGTTAACATCAGAGTTCTAATTCCGGCGAAGATTGCCGAAAACAGCCAGACGACGCAGTACGTGGCGACCAACGTGTCGGCCATCATCGACAAGTTTACGGCCACCAACTACAGCACTTCGGCCGCTACGCTATCAATCAATCTGGTGACGGGCTTTGATAACGCCGGCAACCAAAACTTGATTATTAAGAACAAGACGCTGCTGCCGTCCGAAACGTACACCTTTCCCGAGATCGTCGGTCAAGTGCTGGCGCCGGGCGGTTACATCTCAACTATCGCAGGCACGGCATCGGCGATCAACATCCGATCCAGCGGTCGGGAAGTGTCGTGATCGTACGCAACGCCATTGCCGAGGACTTTCCGCGATACCTGCCATTAGCGCAGGCGTTTCATGCGGCGTCCCCCGTGCATGGCGTCATCCCCTTTGACAATGAAGGGTATGCCGACTTTTTCTTACAGGCCGTACAGAACCCTAACGTGGGTGTATGGCTAGCCGAAGATGACGGCGAAATCGTTGGCATTGCCGGCGCATTGTTTTACCCTATGTACTTCAGCCCTTCCAGTATGGTAGTGCAGGAGTTGTGGTGGTGGCTGACCCCGGAAGCGCGGGGCAAAGGGGCAGGCCAAGCCATGTACGACATGATTGAATCGTGGGCAATCGCAAAAAATGCAACAGCTCTTTTTATGATTGCCCTTGAAGATGAACGCGCGGACAAGATGGCCAATCTTTATGCGCGAAAAGGATTTCGTCCTATGGAACGCACGTATATTAGAGAGGTGGCGTAATGGCCATTGGAACCG